TGCGCAATGGACGGCGGTCATGACCGCCGTCTTCCCATCCTCCCTGCTCGGCATCGGCATTGCCGTGAAGCGGACCCCGGTCTGGTCCACGCTGGTCCAAACCAGTATCAGCGGGAAGGAGACGCGGGCTGCTTTCCAGTCCATTCCGCGCTGGAAATATTCAATCCCCATCAACTTCGCGCGGGTGCTGGGGTTCAGCCAACAGACGGCCTCGAATGAGATGGCAACCATCCTTTCGTCCTTCATGGCGGCGATGGGGCAGCTCAACTACTTCGACTTCACGGACCCGTACAGCAACACGGCCCTGCTCACCCCATTTGGCACCGGCACGGGCCTCGCAGGCCAGACCAACCAGCTGCTCGACATTGAGGGCTATCCCATCTACGACCTGAACGGGACGCCCAGCCTCTATGTGAATGGCGTGCTGAAGACCGTGACCACGGACTACACCATCAGCAACGGTCTCGTCACCTGGGTCACGAACCCCGGAAACGCCCTGCCCCTCACCTGGTCGGGTGGCTACTACCGTCGCTGCCGCTTCGACATGGACGAGTTCGAGCTCGAGCAGATCGTCAACCTGTGCTGGGGCAACGGCACCATCAAACTGATCAGCCTAAAATGAGGGCCGCATCTGGATCTCTTATCTCAGCGCTGGCCAACAACGCCGTGTTCCTCGTGGCGAACTGCTACACGATCACGCTGGCGAACGCGACGGTCTACCGCTGGACCAGCTGCGACCAGAACGTCACAGTCGGCGGGCGGACCTTCACGAGTGCATCGGACCAGTCCACCTCCCAGCCCGGCATCAAGCGCGGCCCAATCCGGCATGCCCGGGGCAAGGAGGTCCAGACCTGCGAGATCACCCTGACCAGTGGCCAGACGGTCCTGATGGGCGGTGTGAGCCTGCCCCTGTTCGCGCACAATGGCGGGTTCGACGGTGCGCAGGTCCTGGTGGAATGGGTGCCGATGGGGCCCGGCGGGTGGGGGGATACTTCGCTCGGGTCCGTGGTCCTGTTCCAGGGCAACGTGGCGGCCGTGAATCCCACCACGACGACGGTGGTCCTGGAGGTCAAGGACTTCAAGGAACTCCTGATCAACCAGATGCCTCGCACGGTGTTTCAGAGCAGCTGCTCCAACGCCTTTGGGGACGCGAACTGCGGCAAGTCCCTGGCGGGCCTCACGGTCAGCAGCTCGATCACCAGCGGGCCCTCCACGACGGGCTTCACGGCCTCGGGACTGGGGCAGGCCACTGGCTACTTCAACCTCGGCACCCTCACCATGACCTCCGGGGCGGCGTCCGGTGCCACCCGGGCCATCTCCACCTTCACCAGCGGGGGGGTAATCGTCCTGGTGACGCCGCTGCCCGCCGCGCCGTCGAACGGGGACACCTTCACCATCACGCCCGGCTGCGATAAGCAGTGGACCACCTGCAACACGAAGTACAGCAACCCGACCCGGTACCGGGGCTGCCCGTGGGTGCCCCCACCCGAAACGACGGTGACGGGATGATCGCGGACACCATGCTGGCCGCCCAGGCTCAGATCGTCCACCTGCCCCTCGAGGAGCAGCAGCAGCGCCTGGCCGTGGTCCAGGAGGCCCTGACCTGGCTTCCCACCCCCTATCTCCATCAGGGCCGCGTGCGGGGCGCCGGCGTGGACTGCGGGCAGTTCCTGGCGGCTGTCTTCGAGGACACCGGGGTGATCCAGCCCACCAAGATCGAGGACTACCCCCACGACTGGCATTTGCACCGCTCGGAAGAGCGGTACCTAGAGATCGTGGAGCGCGTGGCCCACAAGGTGGACCGGGCGCCGCTGCCTGGGGACATCATCCTCTACCGCTTCGACAAGGCTATGAGTCACGGTGCCATCGTCACCAAATGGCCGGAGCTCATCCACGCCTACATTCGGCTCGGAGTCATCCTCGACGACGCCGAGCGCAACCACGTGCTGCGGGGCGCCCAGCAGGGCGTCTGGTCTTTGAATGTGTGGGGTGCCTGATGGGCGGCCGGCACAACCAGTCCCAGGTGGACCAGCAGATCGCGGGCATTCAGATCCAGACGAGCATCTACGGATCCTGCCTGCCCCTGGTCTACGGCACCACCCGGATCACGGGGAACCTGATCTTCGCGCCCCCCAGCGGATTCATCGCCACGCCGCACACCACGACCCAGAGTAGCGGCAAGGGCGGCGCGGGCAGTCAGTCCAGCACCACCTACACCTACAACGCCTTCGTGATCATCGCCCTCTGCGAGGGCCCCATCTCCAGCATCAACCAGGTCTGGAGCGCCGGGGCACTGGGCAGCCTGGCGGGGTTCGGGTTCACGTTCACGGCCACCGGCACGATTCCCCAAACACCCTGGGCAACCCTGACATCGAACTATCCGAGCCAGGCTGCTCCCTATTCCGGCTTCGCTTATGTGGCCTCTGCCTCGTTGCCTTTGAACACCAGCGCGTCCATCCCAAATTTCGGCTTCGAGATGGTCGCTTTTCTGGCGACCCAGCAGGATCCTCTAGCCACATCCGCCTATGACGCCCGTCCCTCGGACATCATCACGGATTTCCTGACGGACCCGAACCACGGGACTCCTGGCTTCACCGCCAGCATGATCGACGTGGCCGGGATGACCACCGGGGCGGCCTCCTACAAGACCTACTGCCAGGCCTGCGGGTTCGTCCTGTCGCCCAGCTTCGACACCCAGAAGAACGCCGGGGACCACCTGCAGGACATCCTCGACGCCACAAACTCCGAGATCATCAGCCACTCGACGGCGACCGGGATGGTGCTCCAGGTACTTCCCTACGGCGACGTGCCCATCACCGCCAATGGGGCGACCTACACGCCGAACACCACGCCCATCTACAACCTGGGCTACGACGACTTCATTACCAACGGGCCCAGCGACCCCATCAAGATCACCCGCGACAGCACCCAGGACGTCTTTAACTGCGTGCCCATCGAGTACCTGGACCGGCTGCTGGCCTACAACGTGAACGTGATGCAGATGCCGGACCCGGTATCTGTCGCGCTGATCGGCCAGAAGAACGACACCGCGAAGAGTTTGCACTGCATCTGCCGGGCCGCCGTGGCTTCGCAGATTTCGCTGATTCTGAGCCAGCGCAACGTCTACATCCGGAACGGCTACCAGTTCAACCTCGGCCTGAAGTACATGCTCCTGGAGGCCATGGACCTCACGAACATCTCGGACCCCATCATCGGTTTCGTCAACAAGACCGTCCGCATAGTCTCGGTAGACATCCCCGGAGAGGACAACGAAACAGAGGGGATGACCTTCACCTGCGAGGAGTGGCCCTTCGGCGTGGCCAGCGCCGCGCTCTACACCGCGCAGACCCCCGCGGGCACGTCGCCCAATGTCAACGTGGACCCGGGCGCCTGCGCTGCCCCGCTGATCTTCACGTCGCCGGCCTTGTTCTCGGCGAGCGGCGGACCCGAGGCCTGCGTCCTTACGACAGGTGGTGCGAACTGGGGGACGGGGGACGTATACGCCAGCATCTCGGGTAGCAGCTACGGCAAGGTCGGAACTATCACCGCGCCGGGTCGCTACGGCACCCTCACAGCCTCGTTGGCTACTTGGGCGGGCGGTATGACCCAGGACAACACGAACACGCTCTCGGTGGTCCTGCCAAATGGTGGAACGCTCTCTAGCATCGATCTGGCTAGCGCCCAGAACGGGCTGAACCTGCTCTGGGTGGACGGAGAGATGATCAGTTACCAGACGGCCACCCTGACGAGCGCGAACCACTACAACCTGACCGGGCTTTTCCGGGGCCTCTACGGGACCACGATCAGCTCGCACAGTTCGGGCGCGTCCTGGGGGCGGTGCGATTCGGCCATGTTCCGCTACGAGCTGCAGCCGGGCCAGGTGGGCGTCCTGTCCTACCTGAAGATCCTCAGCTTCAACCTCTGGGGCGGCGGCGGCCGCGTGCTGTCGAGCGAGACGCCGTACTCGTTCACGCCGGCTGCTTTGACGCTCCCGGTCCCCTACAACGTAACCATTTCGATCACCACATAGGGGGAACTCATGCAATTTTATGACCCCGGTGATGGGATTAATAATAACGGCGGAAGTCCGACAACGATTATTCGAAACCGTATTACCGTCTCCTGGCTGTGGCCGTCGAACTGCGCCAACCCAGCCTATTTCGAGGTGGTTTGTTACACGGGTGCAGATGCGAGCGCGACATCCAGCTACCTGTTCGCACCGATACAGGTACACGGAATGGATCGGACTCTGGTCACACCGATATCCCCAGGCACATCCATGACTGGCATTAACGCTTCTGTGAGGGCTGTCTATGCCTAACACCGTAGGCCCATGGGGCAGCTCCTCATCTGGTGTAAACACTATCCCGGGCACACCTACGCCTTTGGCAACCGTGACATCTGCTACCTGGGGCGGCATCACCGGCGCTGCTGCCCAGGCATCGCCCTCGGGTGGGTGGACGGGGGTTCTTAAATATGGCACCAAGAATGTGCTTTGGTCGGATGCCTCGACATCAACCTACCTCTACTCCAGCGGATCTGGTGGCGGAATATACCTACGGAACGCAGCGGATAGCATTTCACTCTTGGCAATCACGGACGCGGGAGCCGCAACATTCGGTGGAACGGCCTCTGTCTCCATGGGTGCGCTCACGGCGGCACAGGCAACATTCAGCGGAAACATCACTCGCTTCCAGGGCGGGTCTACTCCCTCGATCCTTCTAAAATATGAACCAGGCGCGATGTATGGTTCCAGCCTCTACCTCGGAACCGACCTTGGCTCTACACAGGGCGCGGTTAATCTCATCACTGGTTACGGACTCAGTGGTGGGACAAACGGGTATCCAAACTTCGCCATTCGTATGAGCACCACCGGTCAGGCGTGGGGAGGGGATCTCTCTATCCTCTCCTACACAAACGCCTTCACCATCAACGGGAACACCCTCGCAGCAACATTCGCTTCCTCGGTGGCTGTGGGTGGAACGCTCAGTATCCCTGTTGGAAA